TAGTGATCACATTCAAAAAGATCACGGAGATGCTGCAGTCGTTCAGCATGCAAAGGATAATGTAGATCGTATTATCAGTGAATACGATACGATTATGAACGGGTTTTCGAATGATCGCCACTTCACCATGTTGCGATATAATTTCGAGCAAGACAAGTCCAGTGAAGGTTACAAGGTGATATTGGCGCTGCTGAAATCGAGAAAGGACGTGAAATGAGTCGTAATTACGATACATGGCTTGAAATGCTCGCTGACTGCATGGTCAAGGGCATTGAAACGTCTCCACGTGGCCAAAAGATTCGTGAATTGGAGGATTATAAATTCACGATCGATCCGATGTATCCGTTCATGAACTTCAAACATCGCAATTTGAAGATTGAGTATTTCAAGAAAGAGATGCTTTGGAAACTATCTGGAGACCCGTTCAATCGCTCTATCATGGCGCACGCCAAGATGTGGGAGAGTGTTCAAAACAATGACGGCTCTTTCAATTCGAACTATGGCCAGTATTGGTTCGGTGAACAGATGGGTCTGTTTGTCGCGTTCAATGAACTAGTCAAAGATCTATACAGTCGACGTGCTGTGATTCCAATGCTTCGTGCGTCGCACATCGGACCTCAAGTAAAGGACACAGTTTGCACCGAATCTGTTGGATTCCGTATTCGTGACGGTATGTTGAATATGTCGATTCACATGCGGTCTTCAGATCAAATCTTCGGGCTTGGTACGGACATTCCGACATTTGCATTTTTGCAACGGTTGTTGCACGGAATGCTACGATCCGTTTATCCTGAATTGATGCTTGGAAATATGACCATCGTAGCGATGAGTAGTCATATTTACGAACGCCATTTCGAGATGGTCAAGGCAATTCTGGCCGATTCGTCAGTTGCTGAATGCAGTCTAATGCCGATTCCATCTGTAGCAGAAGCGTTTAAAATCGCTGCTAGCGGCGGTTCTGTCGACCAGTCATGGGGTCATCTAGCCCGCTGGCTTGTTACAGAGGGTGCGTAATGCACGCGGACTTCATAATAACAGTCAAAGTTCGTGGAACAAACGTTTCATGGACTAAGAAAGTTAGATTATGGAGTCCGCAAATTTATCTCCTGAATTATGCTAGTTTGAGATTAGATTGCAGTATAATAATCAAACCTGCTAATTTATTATTGGAGTCAAAATGATACGTCGTCCTACGGTTGATGAGTATTTCATAATTCTGGCAATGCACGCATCTAGCAGAGGTTCGTGCATTCGTCGTAAGGTGGGCTGCATTCTGGTAAATGACAAAAACCACGTCTTGGCCACAGGTTATAATGGGCCACCAGCTGGCGAACCAAACTGCACCGAGCAACCATGCGAAGGCGCCAAAGCTCCAAGCGGAACAGCTCTCCATTTGTGTCGTGCAGTTCATGGCGAACATAACGCAATTCTTCAATGCCCAAACATTTTCAAAATCCATACAGCATACGTTACAGCGTCTCCTTGCACCGCCTGTATGGATATGCTGCTGAAAACAAGTTGCAAGCGTATCGTGTATTTGCAAGAATATCCGCATTCACAAGCAAGGACAACCTGGATTGAGTCAGGTCGAGATATTGACTGGATTTTTGACCAGATTGATGACGAATCACCTGTTCACATGTTCGCAAACATTTACGGATTTCAACCATGAAACAATATCTCGAGTTGCTTGAAAGAGTTTTGGAAGACGGTGTGTGGCAAGACAATCGTACTGGGATTCCAACAAAGCGTCTTGATGGCGCGATGTTGCAGTTCGATTTGACCGATGGATTTCCGGCAGTTACAACCAAGCGGCTTGCTTTCAACGCCGTTAAAGGTGAACTGATCGGCTTTATTCGGGGATACGATAATGCCGCTGCTTTTAGGAATGTTGGTTGCAAGGTTTGGGACCAGAACGCTAACGAAAACGAAGCGTGGTTGGCCAATCCAAATCGCAAAGCTCAAGACGATCTGGGACGAATTTACGGCCAGCAATGGCGTGGATGGTATCATGATACATGTAGCCGTATTGACCAGCTCAAAAACGCCATTAACGATGTTATTCACAATCCAACAAGTCGAAGGATTATCGTCAATGCTTGGAATCCTGCTGACCTTGATAAGATGGCTTTGCCGCCGTGTCATATGATGTTCCAGTTGTTGGTTGATACAAGCGCGAATGAAGTATCGATGTGCATGTATCAACGTAGCTGTGACATGTTCCTGGGCGTGCCGTTCAATATCGCATCGTATGCCTTACTACTCGAACTCATTGCAATGGTTACGGGTCGCAAAGCCAAGAGGCTGACGATGTTCTTGGCGGATGTCCACATTTATAGAAACCATACGAGTCAGGTTATTACGCAACTTGACAGAACACCGGTTAGACTGCCGTCGCTGGGCTTGAATCACGAAATTCTAACGCGTTCTGACAACCCTGTTCGCCAGTTGGAACTCATTATGCCTGATGACATTTGGCTCGATGATTACGAACCTTGCGAAGCAATTAAAGCGGAGATGGCAGTATGATTACACTGTATCGCAAGAACGCACTTGGAATTGGCTCTTGGTCCATTTGGGCAGATGGAGCTACTATCCACATCGCGCATAGCTCTACGCTGGACGGTAGCCCGGTTCATCACACAGAGGTTGTACAACGTGGATGTCAAGGTCGTTCGCTCGATGAACAAGTTCAATCTCGTATCCGTTCACGTATTTCGAAGCAGCGTGACAAAGGCTATACTGAATCACTGGACGATGCTGCGAAGGGCGCATTCAACCAACTCGGCTTGCTTCCGCCGATGCTGGCTCAGGTTTATCAAGGCCATGAAGCTGCTGGGCGTCGTGCGTGGATGCAGCGTAAGTTGAATGGTCTGCGTTGCTTGATTACACGTCAAGACGGCGAATTGATTGCGTATTCACGTCGTGGTAAGCCTTTTAGCGCTATTACAGAGATTCTTGCTGAAGCGAATGAATTCATCAGTGAAGGCGATACAGTCGATGGCGAACTGTATGTGCATGGCACATCGCTCCAAACGATTCAATCGTGGGTCAAGCGGCGTCAAAGCAATACTGGTCGCATTCTGTTTGTGATGTACGACCAAATGTCACGTGACAACTTCAGTGACCGCCATGATGAACTTGTTGACAAGGTCAAAGACCGTGATTTCAAGCGTTGCATCGTTCTTCCAAAGATTGCATACGAAGGCGATGAGCATCGTGCAGAGCAATTTGCAATCGCACGTGATAAAGGCTTTGAAGGCTTGATGATTCGTCTGGATGGTTACGGCTACGAGTCAAACAAGCGTTCTGCAAGTTTGCTGAAAGACAAAGCAGTGTTTGACACAGAAGTGATTGTTAAAGACATCGTTCTGTCTGACAAAGGCAATCCGGTATGTGTTTGTGAATACAATGGCAAAGAGTTTCGCACGTCGCCCCCAGGTTCGCATAAAGAACGTGAGCAAGCGCTGCTGAACAAGAGTCAACATATCGGAACTCGTCTCACTATCGAATACCGTGAAATGACTGATGATGGGATTCCTTTTCACGCTGTAGGTGTTAACTGGAGAAAAGACTAATGGCAATCGTTCATGCAATGGCTGACTTTGAAACCTTGGGTGTTCGCCCGACGTCAGCAGTTTTGTCACTTGGTGTTGTTGCGTTCACGACAGAAGGCGTGCTTGATGATACGTTCTATGTGAACATTGACGCTGATGACTGTATCAGTCTCGGTCTTACAACCGACCAGTCAACAATTGACTGGTGGGCGAAACAATCACAGGCTGCCAAGGATGCGTTGGATGCAGACAAGAAGCCTCTGCTGACAGCTATGACAGAGTTCTGTGCTTGGATGCGTCGTACAAAGTGTGAAACTCTGTGGGGTAACGGCGCTGACTTTGATAATCCGATTCTGCGTAATATTTTCGGTGCTATCGATGCGGACTTCCCGTTCAAGCCTTGGGCTGGTCGTTGCTATCGTACTATCAAGAATATCCCAGGTGCGCCGAAGATGCCGAAACGTGTTGGTACACATCACAACGCACTCGATGATGCAATGAGCCAGGCGCTACATCTCATTGAAATCAACAAACAGATTCGGGTTTTTGAATGAAGCAAGACTACAGAGTTATTAGTCCGAAGCGAATCCCAGTCAAACTACCTATAACTCAGACAATTGTTTCAGCAATCGCAGTAAAGGTATTTGAAATCGAATCACCTTGGACATATGCGATTGCAGCGGTTTTGGCAGCCGTATGGGTAGTTATAATCAGTATGAAGATCGTGCAACGAAAGATTGATCCTTTTGATTTCACGATGTAATAAAAACGGCTTCCGATTGGAAGCCGTTTTATTTTGTACTAGCGCTCGTAAGTTGTTGTTTTATATAGCTTATTTTTAGCGCTCTGAACTACTTCAAGTTAGCTACTTAATATAAAGCTATAGGTATGCTAAATAAAAGTTGATCAGAGCGCATATCAGAGCGCTAGTTTATAGCGTAGAGCGCATCAATTTGTTACAATATTAAAATATCATCGTAAATTAAAATAACCGCCAGTAGTTTACACTGTAGGTAACTGCGTTGCAAGTACAGCAAAATCACTCAAATATCGTGCAGCTTGTGTAATCCACAAAGCCTGCATATACTGATTGAAGTAGTCCTAATAAGAACTGTCATAAAGGTTTACCCCAGTACCAATTTGGCCCACTTTTAAGCCTCGCCTGCACCAAAAGTAGACTACAAAGTCTTAAATGCAGATGTAGGTGGTGTGAAGTTATCAACGTATCGTGCAACACCTTTTGTGACGCGAAGGTCATCAATGTACCCATTGAAGTACCAAACGTTGTCCTGGTTCTTGCCAATGACTGGCCCACTGCTGGTGGCGTAAATAGCTCCAGTAAACGACCCATCAGTCCCAGCTACACCATTGGTGAATACCCTGATGATGCTACCGTATCTAACTACAGCCACATGAGTCCAGGTCAGGGCAGATAGTGTAGGCCCATAAACACTTACAGCATCCGCACTTCCATTAGTAGAACACCGGAAGTTTGGCGCTGTACCGCCAATAAGGAAGTCCCAGCACTGGTTACCCGTGATGTACCTCTGGATAATTGTCTTGTTACTCGACACATCTGGCACATACACCCAGGCTTCAATTGTGAAGTCTCCTGACCCAAAGTCAAAGTCAGAGGAGTACGCAATATCCACATAGGACGACCCTGTAAAATAACCTGAGTAGCCCCCAAATTTGCTCTGCGTAGAGCTAATAGCTGCTCCACTGTAGGCAGTCAAAGTCTTGCCCTTCTCATCAGTGAATCCAGAGTCCATGTGCATTGCCAGTACGGTACTGGACCAGTATGGGTCGTATGACAGGCTATTGAAGCCTGTGGCTACGAGAGCTTGCTGGGGCGGAACAAATGACGAGGTGTACCGGGCCACCCCCTTCGTGATGCGGAGGTCGTCTATGTAACCGTTGATAGTTCTACCCGAAGTTTGACCACCGATGACCATGTAGTCAGAGCTTGAGTAGTACATCGAACCAACCACCTGGTAATTTACACCAACATCTGTACCGTTGACGTAGGCCTTTACTGACCCACTTGACTTGACTATGGTGATATGCTGCCACACGTTTTGTGTGATGTTGAATGTGATTCCACTGCCATAGAAACTAGTCCCATTTACGGACTGTAAAAACAGAAGCTGGGTAGCTGAGTAATGCGCCAGGTATATACCCGGAAAAATATCACCGTCACGAGTTTGGATAATGCGGTCACTAGCAACTGCACTTACAGGCCAGTACCAAAACTCGATTGTGAAGTCACCTGACCCCATATCAAAGTCAGACGACATGGGAATCTTTAGGAAATCTCCAGATCCATCAAAGTAAGCAGCCCCAGTCCCAAACTTCTTGACAGTAGCTTGGATGACTGCGTTTCCGTTTGCTGTTACGGAGTGTCCCTTTAGATCAACAAAACCACTGCCAGACAGGGGCATAGCGACCGTAGTCGGTGTGAAGTTGACTGTGTACCGGGCCCCTCCCTTTGTGATGCGGAGGTCGTCTATGTAGCCCTTCATAGGGTATGCAGTACCATTCCCCCCTCCGATTACAAGGGGAGCACTGCTTCCTCCTGCTGATGCAATGGTGGTCGACGATGTCTCCAGGTTTCCGTTTAGGAACAAACGGGTCACTCCAGAAGACCTTGCAATCGCAATGTGGTACCAAACACCTGGGGTTATAGCACCTATTGATCCAAGGGCTATGGCAGCGTTATCACCCACTGCAGCGGCTAGCTTATAGTCAGTGCTGCCTACCCATACCATGAAATCAACATTGTTAACCCAACTGTTGTATTTACCTATCAGAGCCCTGGTAACTGTGAAGTCATCAAACCTTGCCCACAGTTCAATAGTGAAGTCACCTGTACCAAAGTCAAAGTCTGATGATGCCGGAATAGACAGATAGTCTCCACTACCATCGAAGTAAGCAGCCCCAGTCCCAAACTTCTTAGTGGTCATTTGGATAGTTGAATTACCATTTACCGTGACAGAGTGACCCTTAGCATCGGTCAGGGCGCTATCCATTGGCATAGCCAGAACCACACTGTCCCAGTATGGGTCTGTGTCAGCACCATTCATTGGCATAGACAGAACAACGTTGTCCCAATAAGGGTCATACGGCAGCGACGTTGCAAGCTCTGTAGAGCTGGGGGTGAAGTTAGACGTGTACCGTGCTACCCCCTTGGTGATTCTGAGATCGTCTATGTATCCGTTGAAATAGCTGCTAACGTTATCGCCAGCCCCAATAATTAGCGGATACCCAACATCAGGCCAAGCCCCCGTTGAGTTAGTAGTCACAGTGCTACTGCTGACACCACCAACATAAACTGAAACTAAACCATTTATCCGAGCAACAGCGACATGGGTCCACGTAGAAACTGAAACCCCGACATTACTGAGTATGTCTGTTGTGACAGTGCCACCACTTTTAGCGTAGACCCTTATCTTCCCAGTAGTGGCACTTACTCTCACAAAGAAGAAGTTAGAGGTGTCTGCCGTATTGCGTTGAGCCAGTATTTCACCATCTGCCGAGAGAGAGGCTGGGTTAACCCACATCTCAATACAGAAGTCTCCGGTACCGAAGTTCCAGTCTGCGCTATCTGCAAGGCTTAGATAGTCACCACTACCATCGAAGTAAGCGGCCCCAGTCCCAAACCTCTTGACAGTCGTTTGGATGACTGCATTGCCGTTTGCGGTTACGGAATGACCTTTGAGGTCCAGGAACGAGGGGGCCTGGATCGGGGCTGACGGCACAGTAAAGTTAGATGTGTACCTGACGACCCCCTTAGTGATACGGAGATCATCTATGTATCCATTCATGATGTATATGGTGCCGATATAGTAGCTACCGATTGTAGTAGCGCGGGTACTAACACCCGTAGACACAGCCTCAGATAGCGTAGTAGAAGCTACACTGGAACCATTTACGAAGATGGTTACATTAAGCCCTGACTTAGTGACTGCGATGTGATGCCATGCCCCTGTGGTTACTACGCCACCAGGACTAACTATATCCATCTGGGTCACTTCTGATGACGCCCTGGGGAACGTCATATACACAGCACCGTCGGTACCTAACGCAAGGGTGGCACCCACACTCTTACCACTCTCCCCGTTGATAGAGATAACACGGCGGTCGGATGACAGGCTTACTGGATACACCCATGTATCAATAGTAAAGTTACCCGACAGGTCAAACAAAGCACCTGAGTTTGGGATACTAAGACTACCTGATACCCCATTGAAATAGGCCGAGGTAGTGCCGAACTTAACCTGTGAATTAGACAGGGCTGCTGATCCGCTTGCTGTTACTGAGTTACCCTTCAGATCAGTAAACGTAGTTGATCCATTTGTACCATCCATGGGCATAGCCAGGACTACGTTGCTCCAGTACGGGTCCATATCGGCCCCGTCCATCTTCATAGCCAAGACGACCTTGTCCCAATAGGGGTCATAGGTATCACTTACAGTTGAACCCTGGAAGATACGGCGGATTGCTGCTGCGATAATACTCAGTCTGGGGGTCATACCGTAGCCTCCAGATCACCAACCAAGTCCCAAGTATCAGTCGCAATTTTTATGAGGCAGAATGCAGCGCCCAGAGCCCGCGTTTTGGCGTTGTAACCCGAAGGTTTATTGATTGTCACGCCAGCACCAGCGGCAATCGAAACCTGTCCAGTTGCACCCTGAATACCGTTAAGACACTCTCCGATAGCAAATGCTACTGATGAATTCGGAGGAACTGTCAATGTTACAAGTGCAGCGTTTGTAAAACGCATCCACTGACCTCTGTCAGTCAAAGCCAATGTCTTAGCTGTTGTTGAATCTGTCAACAATGATTGATAACCGAATTTAACAATCTCTTTGACTGTGGCTTTAAAACTCGCTGCACTCTGGACAACGGGCAACAATTCGTCTCCGGCAATCGCGCCGGCTGTGGTCAACTCTGATACTCGTTTATTTGCCATTTCGAATTACTCCGTAGTGAGAAGATCACCGGCTTCGGTGATGTAGTTATCCAAATCTTCAACCATCAAATACGTAGTATTCAAATAGTCGAATATGTGCGAATGTTTTTGAAGTGACGTATAACCTGATCGTACAGACCAAACTTCAAGTCTAAGTGTGTAGTTTCCAGTGAATGCTGGAAAACCAGAATATGATGTCCCTGTCAGTCCGTCGATGCTATGAATTAGTGCGCTAGAGATGTGATTATATAATCTGACGGAGTACGTCGTTCCTGCTTCCGGGCCGATAGAACCGTCAGTAAAGACGATATACGAATCACTTGTTTGCTGAGTTCTACTTCTGTGGGACCAGGTAATAGAAATAGCTACGTCTATGACTTGCGTCGGAAAATACGATCCACATATTTTAAGATTTCCGGGTGGATATGGTCTTATCGCTCGCCTGTCGAATGATACAGGAATAGGTGTAACACCCGTAATATCTGACGTTGCGCTAGAACTAACTGGGAGCAGTTTAATGTTAAATGATTCACCGAATACGTATTGAGTCTTATTTGATTCAGCATTTATATCAAACAACAAAAATTTCGAGCCGATTCCGTGTGAGACTGGAACTGTGTCGAATACTCCGCGTCCGATTGTGAGCGTATTGCCAACGATTGAAAGAATTTTAACGATTTCAGTGTTTATTATTCCAGCATTGCCTACCACTATAAGGTCTAAATCTACGGATGAATCCAAAACGATTGTTGAATCAGTTTTAGATATTGCGGCTGACAATTTACCAGCCGGCGCAAAATCGAAATAAAACGACGATACATATGATCCTGAGGAATCTTGAAATGCTTCAGCTTTTATCGCGCTATCAGGCCTGGCTGCTGAAACTAGATAGTAACCAATATCTGGGTTTGTTGATAGTGATGAGTCTATTACTGATTGACCTAATCTTTGAACTAATTCGATATACGGAGCTTCAAAAACGTAACCTATAGAAATCGGTGATGGCGGCTTATTTGGATCAACCCATTCAGGAATACTAGGAGATGTTAAGACGGTTGTAGGGACTGTAAAAATGTCCTCCATACAAGTTATCTTGATTGCGTTATTTCGACCATCGCCAAATGCTAGCGAGTTTATCCGCATCGCAATAACTTGATCGCTAAACTCTGGCCAATAAAGCTTAAACACGTCTCCGATATTAAAATTAGAAATTCCGCGCTTCACCGTCAGAGTACAGGATAGAAGAGGCGTTGAAAGCGACACCAGGTCTCTCTGCGCAGTTTTTGCAGCAATTGCGTAGTTTGAAAATCCAGGATATTGAATCGTTGTGCCAACAACAGATCCCTGAAGTTGAACTAACGCTGTGTCTTGGACTGTAACACTGTTTGTTTTATTCGTCAATGAATCGACGTAATTAACAGTCACTGAATTTACCAGATCACCAAACGATGGCCTAGAATAATTGTCAATTTTTAAAATGTTCGATTCGTCTAATTGTATCAAAGAACCGATGGTGTAATCTTCACGAATGAGTTTTAACGTAAATAAACCAGTTGATTTATCAACGTACAACGTAGCGTAAATATGACGTATGACTTCTTGAATAAAGTCATCTATGCGCATCTGTCTATCCCAGACAATGCTCATTCCCATGCCTTCTGACAACAGCTGTGCAGCCGCTGATTGAAAGCTAGCATCATTTATATCAGCGTCTTGATACCCCATCCCCCACTGTTTATCGGTCAAGCATTCACGAATGATATGTGCTGGATTCATGTCTGCTCCAGACGATGTTCCGGTGCATAGCTTTCCGTCAATGTACATCCAGTAAGCACCGCCCTGTCTAACCAACGCAACGTGACACCATTGGTTTAGCGGAACAATTTCAACATTACCCCAAACGCCTACCGATTCAGATTGATCAGTGTATGGCGTTTGAACGAATCCGAGCGAAGTGCCGAATATGGACCAGTTTGTATCCATATTTGGTCTACTAACTTCGCCATACGAGATAATGGCAGCTCCATAATTGGTACCATTTTCACGAGCTGTTTGCTTTATCCAACCATCGATTGTGAAAACATCGCCAAGATCCGTATTCGATGCGCCAACGATTACTTTAACCCAATCATCAGAGCCATCAAAAAAGCCGCAAGATCCACCGAATTTGTAGTCACTAGTTATAATTTTAGCCCCATTGTACATAACAACGGAGTTACCCTTTTCGCATGTTGTCGTTGTTCCATTATGTGTTCCAGGAAACTTCAACAGTGTTGAAACACTTGACCAATATGGATCGCTGCTGTCAGATGGAAATTCAGAACTCGGAACTACAAACTCCAAACCTTGATACCGAGCTACTCCTTTTGTCACACGCAAGCTATCGATCAAGCCGCAAAACTGGCCTTGATACTGTGTATACGATCCACTGGTTTCTACACCTGCTCCAATGTTAAACCAGTCCAAACCTCTATTATACCAACCTTTAGGTGACGCAGTCGGCTTTCTTGATATGTACGATCCAATAGCAGCGTTTGAATCATTCCATTGCGTTGATCCGTCAGAGCGTTTATGGATTCGTTGAACTCTAGAAGACCAACGTTTCAAGTATGGATTTAGACCCAGGTAAACTTGACGAAGTATAAGTGCAGCGACACCACGGAACGCCGGTACTGTTGATCCGAGTTGTTGAACTAAATACGAATTTTGAACCTGTGTTTGAGAACCAGGAACTACGTCGACAGTTCCAACAATTCCACCCTCTCTAGACTCGCCTCCAAATAAGTCTGGTTGATTGATAAACACAGAACCGTTGGCTACACTACCGGACCATGCTTCGCGATCATCAACGCTGATACGTAACACTGCATCAATCTCACCATGCACATTTATCATGTGCATACCGAGATAGTATTTGTAGCCTACTGTTTGTTTCTTGCTACCGCCGCCCATTTTTCGCTACCTCCACGACTTGCATAGCCATTGCATCATTTGTCGACTCAATAATGCTAGCTGGCAAGCCTTCGCTAATAAATCGCGACCAATCTAGGTTATGATCGATAAAAAATTGTCGAGCGCCTGAGCTACACATTTTGGCTCGTCTAACGTCATTGATAGTAACGATCAGTTCATCGCTCATTTCTTGCCACCCTTCTTCTTAAGAGCAACTACTCTAAGATCGCCATACCAAACAATGTTCGGACCTGTAATCTCACGTGTTCCGAATAAAACAGCGATCTCTCTACCTATTTCAGCCGTAGGAGCTTGTATATCACCAATACCCGCAGGTTTTTGCGATTGCGGTTTTGGGGTCATTGCAAAGGATATGACCAATGCAACAACGAAATAAACTAAATATAACCAAGCCATGATTTTTACACTATAGAAGATCCGCCAAGCGGATTTTTATTTGGAATCCAAGGAAAGCCGCCAAAATTTAACCAGTTAGCGAATTTGTTAGTGCACGTTTCACGAGTTCTATCGCAGCCTGGATACGTATTAACTGACAATGTATTTGCGCCGTTGACTATAAAATCATCGGTTAGTGCTTTTATCGGATTCGACAGTGTTACAACGCTGCCGTTTTGGTTTGTTATAAGACGTAAATACTGGCCGTACTCAAGTACTCCGCCAATTCTCCAACCTGGTGGATCTGACGATAACGCTGGAATATCAACGGTAGCACCTGAAACAGATGCAACCAAGCCTGTTGTCAAATGCAATGCTTTATTGACATTACAACCAGGCATGTACAACGCGTGTCTACATGAAAGTTGATACCTGGCACGTAAACCCGACCTGCGTAAACTTGTGAAAATTGATTCGCAGTTGAGTTTTATGGTTTTTCCAGCAGCCGATGAGCCAGCAATTCTACCACGCCAATAAACGACGGAGTCTGGGTCGCCGGAATGAAATCGTCTAATTGACATCGTGGTAATCAAATCTGGCGCGTAACCTAAAAATTGGCTAGCGAATGGATCGTCAATCGCGAATGAAAGATCCAAATTACCCTTTGACATTTCATTCGACTGTTTAACATCGCTGTGAGAAATTGTACTGGCGGTCCATGTTAGCGCGTTCCATACAATATCGTAAGGCGCTGACGTCAAACGCCACACAGCTGAACCTTGTATAAATTCGTATAGAAAAACAGGTTTTCCGCTGTTTGAACTCGATTCAATCGAATTATAACTCATTGTAACACCTTACACGGAATAGATACCGATATGAGATTCGAGTCTTTTGATCCATGGATCAATTCGATTCTGTCGGTATCGTGACGAAGCAGATAAAACTTTGATATTTTAGCTGCGTCATTCAGCGCCTTACCCAGCGTCGATCCGAATGTTATAACAGTTGTAGGAACATTATTTGTCAACGGGCCTTGCGCTTTAGATGTGATAGCATATGTTGAAATGGATCCATCAGGAAATGTTATTTGAATGTTTGATACATCCAGGTATTGAAACGTTCCGAAAACAGTAATATTGTTTGATGACGAAAGTTCTGATTTCGTTATTTCAAAATCGTTATGCTTCGATGAAAAATAAAACACATTGAGTTTGCCAATCATCAACTGGAACCATCTCAATAAATTCAACACATTTGAATCATCAATCAAAACTTGTATTGAGATATTAGAATCGGCCTTGTTATAAAGGTTAAATCGTTTAACCAGTCCATAATCGTTATCAATACTTTCGTCTGGCCAAAATACCTTTTCAGGCAAACTACCATCTATAATTGCTTGAAATGGAAATATTGGAGTTGATAAATATGTGCTCGGTGTATACGAGCCATATCCAATTGTGCCATTTACATGCGCTTCTAGTGATACATCTGCGTACTGATCGCTATCAATCGATGATGATAATCCGCCGCTAACATAAGCCTCAAGAACCATCATTAGGATATAAGTGCCAGATACTGCGACGCTATCGAGCGTTATTGTTGTTGCTGTCGTACTGACGACCGTAACAACTTCGAAATCATTATCATTGATCCATAATACTACGCTATTTCCGGATGAAAAAATGTGATTCGAACCAATCGAAACGACCACGTTTGCACCGCTAGAAACGCTAACATTAAATCGCATACTCCAATCGGGTATCTGGCAAAGTATGTTTGTCATTAAAACCGAATTGGCTTTTTGATAATTCAAACGGTTTAACTTGTGCCTAAATCCGAAAGAAATCCTAGGATACGAGCGAAGCGCGATTCTTTGCTCACTAGTTTTCGAACGCAAAACGTCTGTAAGCCACTCAAGTGACTGAGAAAATCCACTCAAAGGTTTAAACATCCAGTAGGCCATTATGCACCTGCCAGTTGCTGAATTGTATTTTGGTTTTTCTTAACGACATTCATAATTACTTCTTCACCTTCATCACTTCCAATGTAATCGCCGACCATAGATACATCAAAAGCGTTGACAATTCTCAAGCCTCTGGCTGGTTTGTCGGATGATGTTTGTTGATTCATCATTTGAGCCGTTTCTTGACGGCTAGTTACATTCGCCGGACCATTAACTATTTCAGGCCCGTACTCTCCAACAATACCCCACTTGCCAGCTGGGATGTGACCGCCTTCATCATACGCACCAGCATAGTTGACGCTAGCTATAGTATTAACCAATCCGCCTACAGCTGTTGCAACGGAAGCCATTGCGGCAAGATTAGCAGGCCATGGAGCTGACGCCGCAGCATTTAATATCGCTTGTTGAACCTTCATCATGCCATCAGCAATAGCGAAAGCTTTACTTATTCCAAACAATACTCTATAAGCTTTTGACGACTCTCCGGCCATGTTCTTAGCCAAATTGGCAAATGCGCCAACCATATTTCCAGCAGCGCCAGTAAAGTTAAGCAGCATTTCGGTTTGCTTGTTCCGCATCCGATTATTGTGCTCATCTTGGAGTCTTTCAATGAGCGCGTTCTTTTCTGTTTCTGTGTAAGCTGTTGATGACATGATAAAATCATGCATTTGCTGATATTTCTCAACCAGGTCAATCATGAATTTTTCGTCATCGTTGGCGAAGAACTTGTCGACAGTGATACGGTCAGCTTTGTCCATTTCACCAATCTTATAGTTGAAAGCCGCAAGCAGACGATCAACAACGTCGGTCTCACCATTAGCCATGGCTTCCTGCATCAACTTACCTTCTTTTTCCTTCCACTTATTGATGAACTCCTCTTGCTTACTCAACTTCAAAATTCCAGAATCGACCTCGGCCTGATACACTTCCTTCATGAACTTTTCACGCTCTTTTGACTGTTCACGGACAATCTTTGTGTAATTGATTTGGAAGTCATACTCCAACTTCAAAATCTGGCTATTGATTCTTTCAACGTCTTCAGGATTCTTCGATAGAGCTGCGAACTTCCTGAGTTCATTTTTTGCAGCTTCTGTGTAATTAGTTAGAGCTGTCAGTTGAGCATCATAGTACTGAGCTGTAGTGATTTCATCGTCTTCCCTCATCGACTTCAACTGCTCTGAGAAAACCTTGTATTCGCCCATTACTGCAGAAGCCGCCCGACCAGCATTATCATTGTATGAGTCTTTTGGACCCTTCTTACCTTTGTCCTTATTCTTACCTTCGTGTTTGTCGAATTCAGCCTGTGATTCAGCTAAGAATTTAGCAACACGAGCTTGAGCATCATCAAACTCTTTCTTCGAATAACCTGGAACTGCTAAACCAGTAGATGGTTTTGCTTGACGACGTTGAATTGCGTTATCAGCCAAAGAGTCGTATTCAGCTTTAATAGCGCCTATTTGTTTTGACGTGTTTTTGGCTAAATCAGCTAGTTGATTGTTGTACTCGCCTAGAAAATCGAGTTTGATTGGTTTGACTTCTTGCAAACCTTCAAAACCCATAAATTTCAAAGCGTCGCTACCAAGATTTCTGATGCCTGTAAAAAATTCATTGATTTTGTTGACAGAGTTTTGAAACATCTCAGCGAAAAATCTAGGAACGCTGATAGCCATATTTTGAAATGCGGCGCTGATTTGAACAGGTAGCAATGTCAAACCACGAGCTAGCGCGATTCCGGCTAGTTCAACTTCGAGGAATTTCTCTCTAAAGTATTCGCCAATCATCCAACCAGAAACAGCCGCGCCGATAACTCCCAGAACGGCGCCGAAACGTCCAAGAGTTGTGGTCGTTGCAGCAATAGCAGCATTAGCTACCCATGTAGCTGCGCCTGCGGCCAGGACCGCTGCTTGATATACAAGCAAAACTTGAGCGACTAGAATAATCTCTGATTTGTATTCAACGAGTGTTTTGGCTGACTCATACAAAAATCCTACAAAGCCGACAAACGCCTTTGTCAAATCAACTACGCCCCCAGTAAATTTGACAATCTGTTCAGGTGTAATGTTACGAATGAATTCAGCCAGTTTTTGGAATGCATCTCCGACAACTACACCAAATGCTTTAAACGAATCGGACGTTGATGATACATGTGTTCCAACAGCATTCAAAACAGCAGCCATCCCTTGACCAGCGCCATTGGTAGAAATGGTCTTCATTGCATCGAACCAAACTGTCTTCATATTCATGAAGGCAGCATTCAAACTTTTCGATGAAATGATAGCTGCTTGACCGAACGTCTCCATCAAAACGCCTGGCAATGGAACGAGAAGATCGCGTGCAGAGATGTTACCCTTCTTCATCTCTTCGATCATTACGCCCATATCCATCTTCATGGCTTTTGCAGCCAAGGCCAACGCGCCAGGAAGGTGTTCACCCAATTGCTGCTTCAGTTCTTCCATATGAACCTGACCTTTGGAAGCCATCTGAATAATCGCATTGAACATCCGCTCAACGGTGTATTGCTCGGCGTGAAGCACTGACGCGGCGGCTGTAAATGATTCAAATAGCCTGTCGGTTTCCTTTGTTGAAAGAACATCTTTAGTCGATGCGTGCAGTTTAGCATACGACTTAGCCAATGATTCGATACTGACGCCATAAGCTGCTGCAATCGATTTGATATTGTCGTAAGCTTGTGCCGATTTTTCGATATTGCCAGTCGTTACGTTCATCATGGCCATAAAGCCATTGTATTCGCGATCGACCTTCTTAATCTCATCGACGAATCCAGAGAAGATATGGCCGACTTGAATCGCTGCAAATGCACCAACAACTGTGTTTATCGTACGACGCAGTCCATTGACAGAGTTGCCAACACTGTTAAAACCAGCAGCCGTATGCGCCGTCATCCCATTAACAGTATTCTGAATTCCTGTAACCGTTGTATTGAGATTGTTGACAGCAGCTGTAACCGTGTTAATGGCGTTAACCGTGGCCTGAGCGCCTTGCTGCGCCCCGGTCGGATTGATTACAATGTAAATTGTGTTTGTAGTGTTTGCCATTTAATCACCGCCAAAATAACTCAAGTTAGTCGATACGCTATCGACCAATACTCTTACATCGTTGTTTGTTGTCAGAGCAATAACGGCCAACTCTTTCGTGTAAGTCAGATCGTTTCCGTCCGGATCTTTCACATTTCGCCAATCCAAAAGAATCGTATCAGCGAGTATTTTGCAGTATTCGGCATCAGATATTTCAGATACACCATGTCTAAATACTGAATTCTTAAATTGCGCGTTTTCGACACATGCAATCAAAAAGCTCGAGCCGACTATATCGACCCAAACTCCGTTTGAAATCTTGTCAGGATCAATGTTGATACCGTTTAGCATGTTAGTCAACAAAAGAGAAATCAGTTATCGAATTAACTTGAAACCATGACGTTTCAGTTGTAGTCAATCCAGCAGTGGCTTTGTTTCCAAGAACCATCAATTCGTATGGAGACATGTTCAACCCTTGAAGAATCAGAGATTGAAGAAATGCCCCAGCCTTTGTAGCCAATTCGATTGCTCGACCTTGACCGATATCGGATTTCGTGAAAACCTGAACGTAAACAGAGCCTTTTCTCAAAGCTCCGAGTTTCAAATCGATTCGCATAGCTGAGCCATGCACAATTGTCAGCCTAACGAATTCTTCAACGACAGTTTTATCTGTCGTAGTATTGGCGTGTTCGATTGCGGTATCGGTCCAATACGCATCAAAAGATTCGACAATAAAATTCTGAACTTCTTGAATATTCATGACACGTATCTCATAGCTTGCCGAAGAACGCCGAGTGGTGCTTGATCTGACCAACCGTATTCGATTCTTTCAGCGTATGGAGCTCCATTAGAAATATAGAGCTCTCGATAAAACTTGGTTGAAATGCGAGGCGTAATTGGAGGCGATAACACAGAACCGTTTCTTCGCTGCCGACCGACCCAGTTATTTTGCGGATAACCTTCAGTCAAGGTCCAAGATGCTCTATAGGCACCTGTATCAACCGGCGAATGATCGATACAGTAATGATAAACAGCCAACGCCGTGTCCCTGGTCTTCTCCCGCACCATTGCGTGTATAGCTTCGCCGTAATCGGAAGGTGATTTATCCCAGTAAGCGCCGGATTTCATCATTTTGTCCTAAGTTGTTGTTTTGTATAGCTTTTTTCTAACGCTCCGAACTACTTCAACTAGTTAACTTAATATAAAGCTATAAGCTAGCTATATTTTAATGCTTCAGAGCGCTAGCTAGAGCGCTTAAAAGCATCAGAGTTGCGCTACAATTGTAAACAATGTAGCTTTTGAGCCAATGACTGTATCGATCTTGGTTTTAATCGTGTAGTCATTACCTTTTACGCGAACAACTTGATAAAAATCTATGTCGAACACTTTGTCGGCAATGATTATCAACTTAACGTCATTCGCTAAGATATTCGAACCAATGATTTCTTGGTATTTAAAATTGTCAAAGATAACTTCAACAGGCGTTACATCCGATTCAATAACGCGGTTGATGCTTTGAGATGCGTCGAAGGCTCGTGTCTGTCTGACTAACGAGCCTTGATAAATCGCTTCTGGTATCGCTGATTTTATGGTCGATACCGCTAGCTGTAAGATTCTATCTGTTCGAATCATGACCTTACCGCATTTACTGAGTACACTCCACCTTGCATCTGGCCTTGATATGAGCCAATTGATTGAAGAGATTTCGCCACATAAGGCGGAACGCCGATAACAGATTCGTCCTCAGCGAATTTGAGATCAATCGGGCCAACTTTCAAACCTGTAATGGCGCTTTGCATCTGATTCAAACCGCCATTTTGCAGCAGGAAATATGCCAAATTGCAGGTGGCGTCCATCAGCACTTTTGGAATAGTGTTCGATGGATATAGACGACCGTCGACGTCATATACACCTGTGCGTGGCCAGCGAAGCGATTGCGTGTCTGTAGAAATCTCACCAAGCCAGCTGAATTGACTGTCGAGAATTCGAGTAGCTTCAATCAGTGAAGCTTCTTTTTCAGGGTTAGTAGCGGGCCATGCATCGTTAGACACAGACGCAAGAAAGAAAGAATCTGCGTAAGCTAGAGAAACATAGCTGTCGGCAGCTGCATCGCCCGCTGTTGAATTCATTACTTGCCCTTCTTATCCGACTTGACTTCGGTTGAAGCTTCGTCAACCTTTGTAACAGAAGCAGCGAGTGAGTTGTCTTGCGGCTCGTTTTGAGCTTGAACCGGCTCGTCATTATCTTCCAACGTGCAACCGTGGTACACGCAAAGAATACGAGCAATTTGCTCAGCATCACTCTTTTTGCACTGCATGACGCCATCTTGAAACACATAGCGGTCATTGAGAACATGGACGCCTTTAGGCGCATTCGGCATAATAAACTTCGGCATTTTCGACTCCTAAATGAAACACAAGCCTCCGAAGAGGCTTGTGCTAACTTGTATCAGGAATGATTAGTTCTTGATGCCCGGGGCAGCGGCGATTCCGAGTTCGCTGAAGAGAGCCAGGCCGCAGTACATCTTGACGCGGGTGATGGTCTCGTCCTTTGATTCGGAAATACCAACTTCTTCGACACGCATACCAGCCGCATCCATCGCGGTCAGACCAGCGACGCCGTGTGTACCTGAACCGTCGTCAAGCGTACCAGCGAAGATCGTTGTGCAGATCGCGCCTGATGTGCCTTGAACCTGGTTGGTCGGCAGCCAGTCATTGCGGAAGATTGGGATGCCACGATATGCCGGAATTTGACGACCAGACGGCAGCGTGATGACGTCACCGATCGATGCACCGCCGAGACCACGCAGAAGAGCGTAGTAGCTGCGGATCGTGCGAGCCGGCATCATCAGGTAGTCGGTAACGCCGTCCTTGTCCTTGATCTTGTCGATCAGTTCATCCAGGATGTCGAATGACAGATTGGCACCGTCCGCGGCGGGCGTGAGCTTTTGGCCAGCCGGGCAAAGTGACAAAAGGCCAGTGAACGAATCACCAGTACCGTCACCGTTGATCATGGAGTTCTGATACTGACGGCCGAGTGATTTGGCTTTCGAAGCGATCTGAATCGCCTTTTGATCAGTCACATTCGAACGTGTCGCCTGAATCAGGCCGTTGACTTCGGCATCACCGATGATTGTCGTCAGACCAGACGTAACCTTCGTGAACGTCGCGGCCGCCTTAGCGGTGATCGTACCGCCAACGCCCAGGAACTGAACATCGCCAAGCGCGTTTTCGCGGTTGTAAGCGAGAGCGTTGCCTTCGATTTCCATGAAAGGAAAGAGTTCGAACATTGGATTGACGCTGACGACGTTCTCGATGACGCCAGCCAGAAGCATGTCTTGCGTCAGTTTTGCCGATTCGGCGAGTGTTACTGTTGTCATTTGTAAATCTCCAAGTGAGGGAAAGTTTCGCCCCTCACCGAGGAGCTGAGATCATAATGAACGGACTCCGTTCATTTGGCTATACACCATAATGTAATTCTATACCTTTATGTCCCAGATGTAAACAATATAAATTATGGATCCATGAACAGAGCTTAATAAAAGGGAGCTGATTTTGTCAGCTCCCTCCACCTAGCGTGGATTACTTTCCAGCGTTAAGTCCTGCAGCGATCTTTTGGGTCGGTGTCAGGTTCTTCGTCTGTTGCTGCCGACCACCAGGGACGCGGGGTGGCGCGCCGCCGCCAGCAGTTGAACCGAAAAGGTGCGGAGCTGTTTTCGTGAGCTGACCAATCCACTCGTCAACGCTCATAGGATTCACGCCATCCTTGCCGTAAACAGTCTTTCCGTCTTGTTGCGGAGTCGCAACGCCGTCGATGATCTTGCATGCCGTCTTCGCACGAAGCATGACATCATCAACGGCCGAAGGCAGAACGCCGAATTCGAGAGCTTTCACACGCACTGCCGAGTCGACCAGCAGACTTTCGAGTTGACGATTTGATGTCGTTAGTTGTGACATCAGATTTTCGACTTGCGTCGTATGCTCTGTCTGCATGGTTTTGATGCGAGACTGAACGACTTCATCGACCTTTCCAGCATCGATCAGTTCTTTGTCAGTCAGTTTCTTTTCGATACCGAGAAGATTTTTGTACTTCTCAATATCGACACCTTTAAAGCCTTCAAGCTGCTTCATCAGGTCGATGTTCTTATTGCGAAACTCATCAAGCTTTTCACGAGGAACTGCTCCTTCGACGTTCAGACGGAATTTGTTATCTTCCGTCTTTTCGTACATCGGCGCAATAGCCGGATCAAGACCATCGAGCGTTTCAATCATATATTTCAGCATTTCAATTCTCCGGGTTGGTTAGTTTGTTGCAGGTTGAGACGGTGTTGCAGGATTTGGATTCGGTGCAGCGGGTCTACTAATTGCAGCCAACTCTTGAGCGTCAGTACGCATCGGATCCAAACGACGACCCTTACGTAGGTTGAACACAAGAGTTTCTTTGCTGATTGCGCCTTGGAAGAAGCCGTCGAATAGCGCAGTCATTTCAGGAGCCGCGATAAGCGTTTCCATGAAATCAGTATCGAGAATCAGTTCGAAAGATGATTCGTCTTCGCCAGTAACAACAGCGATGAATTTGTAAACTGAGTTCAACGTTGTTGAGATTGCGTTTACAACAGTTGTCAAAGACGCCGTCTCAGACATATAACGAAGTTTAACAGCGTCTGCAGCCTCAGATCCGCGAGAAGCGTTGTCAAGCAACCTAGCCGACATAGATGCTAAAAGACTTTGCTTCTCTGTCATCGCCTTTTCAAGACTTTGAAGACCTTGGCCGGTAAATTCTAGATATTTAGCATCGCCGCCCATATCCGGAATTACCAAAAACTTCGTTGAACCGATGTACAAATCCTGGCTCGATTCAGCTCCAATTACAACAGGTGTTGGCAAGCCTGTAAAGTGTCGACCATGCTCCAAATCAGCTGACGACATATAGTGTGAGATGTTAATGTTGGCAATATCGAGCATCAGCGGCTTGTGGTCCGAGAATCCAGTGCCGATTGGGTTAACTACAAAGAATGGAATGAAATCGATTGCTTTACCACGAATCGACGGCATTGGAGTACTGATAAGATCACCCTTATCATTGTAAAGTCTTTGAACGTAGACACCGTCGATAATGCGCAATTCACGATACTGAATGACTTCAGTTACCTCATACTCGTCATCAGAAATCGCTTCGACGAATTCACGAAGAACGACCAGCGTAATCTTCCCACTATCATCCGTACGCCAGTTGATAATGTCTTCGGTTTGATAGACAACAGGGTATGCGGGCCCGCCGTCGACTGGCATATCAACCAAAACGCCACACCGGCTCATTAGTAGTACTTCAGCCAAAACGGTCGAATAGATTTCGCTGAATTGAATCATCGATGAATCGTTGAAATAACGAGCCATGGAATCTGGATAATTCAGTTTCGGATTTTTTGATGTAGCCATTCCAACCAACGCAGAAACAGATTTTGCCGTGATTGAATAAAACAAAGCGCGATTCTTGTACGCTTTGTAATCGTCATCAGATTGGCCTTTCAGTTTCGGCAAGTACAACTGGCCGGCTTCTTTAATTGCGTCTTCGCCTTCAAACGCATCACGGCACTTCTGCCATTGATTTGAACGCTGAACATACTTTGGATGCAATGAATCGATCGGCATTTCTAAGCTCCTTTTACTTGACCTTGTTTAATCATATTAGCTGCTCTGAGAAGCCTGTATCGAATAACGTCCCATAAATGGTCCTCGCCAGTCGAATCAATATCCTCAACATTTTTCGGATCGTTCTCCAAATTTGGAACAGTCCGAATGGTGTGCGTGCACGTACTGAAAACAAAAATGCCAGGTGATTCCATTGGGCGTTTTGTAGAAGCCTCTAATCGAGTTCTCATAATTTCAACCCCACGGATTCTTGAGCCAGGCGATTTATCACTTCGCGTAAACGTAATTCCGTGAGTCTTCATTTCATCAGCGATACTTGGACGACCTGGTTCGCTTGAAAAAATGGCATTATCAGCTGGTCCAGGTTTTACAAATGGACCCCATTTTTCATCATCTTGAGCTGCTTTGATTCTCTTAGCTTGAGCTTCAGCCGTTAGCCTCAAGCCTTCAAATCGCTGATTAGCGATATAGCACTCTTTAATAATGAATATAGATCCGTTTGGAACCCAGCAAATGTTTCCCTTTGAATCGACAAACTCTTCGCCGTCGGCTTCAGCGAAAAATAGCGCTGCAGCAGGTGCTGATGAACCGTAGTCATAACCACGATCAATTTTCCAAGTATGAGGAATATCAAAAGGATCAACAACATGATACTTAGCTCGCCACAAATCGGCAAAACCGCCAGACGATAAACACTCCCAATCGCCGTTAATCATGGCGTTCACTGTATTAGTGTCGCCCATACCTTTAACACGCTGAGCGTAATCTGGATCATTTATCAGCAAAACCTTGTTGTCAGTTAGTTTTGCTGGAACATATTCTCGTAACATTCCGCTTTCTTCCTCTGGGGCGCGAAATGTCCGATTTGATCCGAAATCTACAAAATTAGACTTGAAGTAATGATGACCAATGTTTCCTGGGTTTGTTGTGTACAAAATTCTTGGAAACAAACCCTTCCATTTTTCAGGTGTATTCAGTGATCCAAGTCGAACACGAGAGCGCAAAAATCGAATCATCAAAGGTGAAAAGTGAGTTGCTTCATCAACAATTAGAAAGCCGATCTGCGCGCCCTGATGAGCATAAATATCACTTTCGTACTGAGCATGAGCAAGTTGAATTCGACTACCATTCCAAAACGTGAATGAGTAATCAGACTTGCTGTAAATCACATCGCCAGCGTCCATCAGTTCGTGAAGCATTTCCAAATACCCACCGGGTGTATGGATGTGATTAGCTAAGACTTCCTTGAAAGTCCTACGAAACAAGTATGTGACAAGACCTGGGATTTCCATCGAGTAGATTATACTCGCTACTCGAGCTAGATAACTCTTACCGCCGCCCAACGCACCGCCGTACAGAACCTCTGTAGCTGTCGTTATTAAAGCTCGCTGTTGTGGCTTATAGAGTTTAAAGTCAGTAGGCATTTATCGCTTGGTCTACCAAGCGAGCGGGTTCAACTAGCACTGCGTCCGTAATCTCCGATTCGTCGAACAGTGATACCGAAACACGCCGCGTTTCAGTGAATGAACCACGAACTTCCAATGACTTCAATTCCGGTTCAACGTATTTGGCAATCACTCTGTGACAATCAAAACGGAGACGCGGATCGGATTGGGCATCATGGGCAAGATGTGCAATTGACACAAGCGGATGATAGTCGGGATAGGACCGACGAATCATGTTCAACACCTGCGATTTGGATTCCACGATGATGGCTCCGTACAATTAGCAATTAAATTGTATTGCAAAAACAAAATCGTAACGTAGCTATTTTATTGGAGCCCATGTTTAGCTGCTGATTTTTCTCTTGGCAATCGATCGCAGCATACTGCCGATCCTATTGCTGACAGCCGACTGATCGAGGTTTGGCGGCTGATATGGTGATGGAATCGTTGACCCTTGAGACATGTAGTACTGAGCAACAAACGCTTTTGAAATTTCGCGAATAACCAAAATTTCCCACATATCGAGTTGAATTTGAAGCAATTCGCTCCAATCTCGAATATCGCCCCACGTCAGCACAGTAGGTCCGTCGCTGCCTGAATTCGAAGGACCTATTTCAAACGCGTAGTCTAACAGGTACTGTCCAAACTCAATTTTTGGCATCTCCAAAAGCGGAGATTTGTGCTCATCTGACGAAAATTGAGCGTACCTTGTAGAATCTTGTTTGCTAGGCTTGGTATGCAACCATGCATAATGCCTAGCAAACAATGTCAGCTGTCGGACTACGCCTTGAAGAAATTTGCCCGATCACTCACGAAAGCGTCGACTTGCAAACGAAGCCATGAATACTTCGTGTAAATCGCAACGACGTTTTCGCGAGTACAGTCGATTTTTTGACCACTCTCTTCAAGGCCAAACCATGAAACTGTCACAGCTGCAAGCAGTTCAGCAGACGCCTTTTCCGCCTCGTCGAGAGACAAAACAGTGTTGGTGCGTTTCGTCATTTGCTTGCGAGCACGATCACTCATCTCACTCCGCATAACCGACGAATCGGCTCCGAGAAGTTCAATAAACACTTCCTGACCGTCGCTTGTCATCAGCGGTTCGCCAGAAATCGGATGCATAACAGTCATGAGTTGACGACCGTTTGCGTGCTCTACGAGATTCAGTGTTGACAGGTCCATGATTTTCTCCGGTAATGAAAAGGCCTTTCGGCCTTTGTTGAATTAGATCAACCAAGTTGATCAGTCTTCGATAATGTCGGTATCGATTTCCATGTTCACAGTCGCCGCTGTGATTTGGTCAACGCTACCAACATTTGTCGTATAGCTCATGACTTGAACGGTCGTGTAGAAAATGGTGCCGTCTTGAAGGACGATTCTGATTGCACGACTTACATCAAGTCCAAGAGCTGTTACAAGCATCGCTTGCCCAGCGTCTGTCGGAACACGCGCCATTTGTGCGGCGATGGTCCCGTCATTGTATGAACCCTTCCGCTTGACAGTACGACGATCACCAAGAGGGTTGAAGTTGACCAGGTTGTATTGACGGCCAAACTCGCCGAGATCTGAAATCTCGCCGATCTCAGTCCAAGACAACGCCGCGTAACCTGTTATGTCGTATGTTGCAGGAAGCGTGGCGCTCATATAGAGTTTTGTGCCAGCGGAAGTAAAAGCTTTTGAAGCGGCCATAGCTCAATCTCCAGAATGTGGATTGTTAGATTTCGATGATGTCGTTATCGATTTCCATGTTGACAGTTGCGCTTGTGATTTGGTCGACGCTACCAACGTTTGTCGTGTAGCTCATCACTTGAACTGTCGTATAGAAAATCGTACCATCTTGAAGGACGATCTTGATTGAACGACTTGCATCGCTATTGACCGCGGCTGTAACGATGATTTGACCGGCATCTGATGGAACGCGAGCCATCTGAGCAGCGATTGTTCCATCGTTATACGAGCCTTTACGCTTGACAGTACGACGATCGCCAAGCGGATTGAACGTTACCAGGTTGTATTGACGGCCAAACTCGCCGAGATCTGAAATCTCGCCAACCTCGGTGAATGTAAGCGCGTCGAAACCAGCTTGATTGTACGTCGCTGGAAGTGATGCACTCATGTACAATTTGGTGCCGGCGGATGTGAAAGCTTGAGATGCTGCCATGATTATCTCCTAATCGGTTAAATACACGGCACCGCCGCATATGATATTATAAAGCTTTTAGAACCCTTGTGTTAACCTATAAACATGAATCCATGTTGAGGTTTGTGCTTCGCTTGTATCCAGTTGCATCAATTCAGCAATCAACTCGGCCAATTTAGCCTTTGATTTCGAATCACATGTGCACATATTTTCGATTATCATATCAATAGTTAACAAAATAGCCCGCTGATTTGATAGCATTCTTTCGAGATTTCGTTGATTAGACATCATCGAAGCTATTTCACCTTGTTGCTTATGAATAATAGTTTCGAGTCTAGTTATCTCGCTCTCTAAACGGTCGATTACGTTTATCTCAGCGTGATTTTCTTTGATCGCCAGTTTATCGATGTGAAATGTACGGATAACCCATCTAAGGATATAAAAGCCTCCGCCAGCAATGGCGAATGTACCCAAACCGTAATTGGCGATTTCGTTTGCTTCGATTGTCATTTTATTTTACCATTTGATCGCACGAACGTCGTCCAGATGGAGCATAACCGGATCTTATCCAAATCCATGCTGCTCCTAACACAAGAGCCACGTCACCGCTAATTGCTGCAGGCGGTGGCGCTACACTTATATACATTGAAATAACGACGTAAAGCCATAGCGCCAAATTCCAAGCGGCAAAATAAGTTGAAAATCTAGAGTGAAAATCCATGCGATACAGGATGCTACACTGTGTTATGCCAGAGCACAGAAATAGCAAAGCCCAAGACTCTTCTGACATAATGCCGGACATTACACGATATGTTGGTCTATCGAACGTCGCGCCAGGCCAAATAAGCGTCACAAACCAGACGAGCTCGGCAAGACCGAGAACCGCTCGAATCCCATGCAGATCGGATTGAAAAATGATTGAAAGAATTCTCGACACTGGCTTTGTCATTGCAATCGACTCAAAAATACGCATTGTTCGGCCCTCCTACGGCGGGTTAAACCTCTATAAACCACGCCGCCGGCTTTATTCCATTTAGGAAACTCATACGACGCTGCTACGAAATCACCACGGTTAACTAATCGAAGCAGCGTAGAGATTTGAAGGTTTCCAGGTCCACAGTTAAATGCAAAATCCAGTAATGCAGCGGCTTGCTCTTTTGTAATACCAATCTTTACAATTCGTTCCAATGAATTGTATGTTTTTGACAGGTCTGCTTCAAACAATTTGTCAGCTTGCTCTTGACTCAAATCTGGATACGTTATTCGTAACCATTCATCGGCTTCTTCGCTTGAAAATCCAAGCTTGGCCATTGTTTGGCGCTTTGTTGTTCTTGACAACAAGTGTCCCCATCCGATTGTTGGAAATCCTGCAGGGTCCCAATAGGCTTTGAGACTACAGCTCTCAAACGGTTTTGCGAGTTTTTCCGCCAAAACCAGAACTTGTTGTTTCTCATCAGGATATATGAGTAAGCTCATTGACCTTTGTACGCCGTAAGAGCGGATCCGCCGAACGCGCCTTTAGCTGCTCGCTGACCAAACCAGTACGACAACACCAAAACCACAATCGACCTATCTTCTTCAGACCAAACTGAAATAAGACCAGTTGTAACGCTACCGTCGGCGGCCGCTATTGCAACAGCTAACTGAGCCCACTTAACAGCCATGTAAAATCCGAATGCAGCGTATGTAACTCCAGGCCTAACCAAACCTGAAAGAAAATCGAGCAGACTGAAGAGATAAAAAACTGGATACAGCGCCCACCCGGAGAGATTGTGGCCTTTCGCTGCATCCAAAAGCTGCACGCCAAAAGAATTCATTGGCGCGTGAATTAGTTCGCCTTCCTTAATGTCAGCGTTTGTATTGATTTCCTCCATCCGCCACAAATGTTCTTGTGAACCTTTCTTCATCTGCAATTCCATCATGGCCAACTCATGCAAGTTGTCCTGTTTGCGGTTGAAGAATTTCGATACTTCAGGCAGAAACGGAGCTAAAAAACCCAAAATTGCTGTAAGAATCATCATGGCGCTAGTCCTATAAACTTCTTCACGGTTAATGTATCTGGATGTTGAGCAACAGCATTTGCGTTTTCTTGAGCCGTTGGCGCAGTCTGCGTAATGGTCAAGTTGTTAAACACGATTACAACAAGTTGGTTCTTTGCGATATTTGACCCAGACGATGCGAGAAGATCGACTGCGATTGTTATCCAACCGGAGTTGTTTATGATATTTGACACGAGCCATTTTTGATATTTGTTAGCATCGTCTTTGTCTTGAACAAATAGCGTTGACCCAGCTGGAATCAGTGAAATGTAGTTTGACAGATCGAGACCATTTTCAGTTATACTGTCAATATAGATCTCTGTAGCATTTTGCTGTGTCGAGTTATTCCAGTTAAGCTTTCCAGCTCCTGGATCTACAGCGGTTACTTGATCATCTGCCTTGAACGACAAAGGCGTAGAGAACATACCAGTTGTGCTGGTGGTCAATGTGCGACTCGGATGCGTCCATATTTCAGTTGGTGTCGCGCCACCGCCTCCAGATATATTCACTGTTTGCAGACCGGCCGAATTGGATGAGATAACTGATACGCTATTTGGGTTAATGACGTCCAACAGGTTATTATTCGTTCCACCGGTCAATCTGACTTGATAAGACCCGTTCTCAAATGTTACGGTATATGGATTCAAAAACGTTAACGATCGTGCGTAGTTAACACCTGAGATCGTAACTTGCGTAGCATGATTAAATGCGTTTGGAAGCGCTTGACCTTGCTCGCTGCACAAGTAATCTGCCAATTCTCGCATCAACGCGTATTCGTCATAGCTACGAATTTCGTAACCTGTTATAGCGTTCGTCCCAATAAGCGTAGTATCGGCTTTGGGAATTGATATGACGAACGTTGCGTGATTTATTGAAATCATTATTCGTCGCTCGTTAACAAAACAGTAGCATCGAATCCAAAACTTGTAGTAGTCCCTGAAATGCTTCCGGGTTTGTACAGCGTTCCGCTAGCGGCTGACGCTCTACGAACCGTACCTGAAATAGCATTTGCACCGTATGGCGTAAATCCTGATAGAACACCCGATGCGTTTGTCAGTCCTTCAAGAACAACAAATCCGCCAACGTCAGTAACTATACGAACTCTTGCATTTTGGATAGGGTTAAGAGTCGATGCATCTTTAACCGTAACTGAAATCGGGACTGTTACAAGTGGATAAAGGTTCGACCCTTGATCAGAGTCAGTCGTAGTCATTGAAACTCTAAGATTAGTCAGTAGATTCGTAGCTGATGCAACTGCGCAAGTTGCTCTAATCTTCAGCTTAAAACCAGTAGTAGCACTAATGGTTTGCGCAATCAGGTTAGCAGCGGTTAGCGCCAACCATGAACCGTTCCATCCAGTCCCTGTGTCTATCTGAAATTCAATATCGTGATTACCCCAACGCGCTCCGCTCGAATACGTGACGTTGGTGCCAGTGATGGTCGGCGCGACGTTGGTGAAAGCGGTAAAACCAAGAATCCACCAGTCCGATTCCCACGTGACCTGGTCATTGACCGCAGCTAATATCAGCGAGCCCGATGAGTTGAAACGCGGCGTTCCGCCAGTGACAGCGCATTGCGCGGCACTTGATGACGTAGGTTCATTACACAAAACCTCCAAAAAGCCGGCGGTTGTACTAATGAAGCGCGTATGCCAATGCGTGCCGTATACAGACACTTGGCCTGTAGTGGCGCTTGTCAGACCGCAATTCTTAGCCTTGGCATTAAGTGCAGGTAAAACAATTGTGTCAGCGTAGTCGCCATAGACGTGCTCGAGCAGAACATTGGTGTCAGAGTTCACAAATGCGTACGGACCTGTACGGGTGCCAGTGACATAACAGCGCTTGAGCGTGATGCCGTCTGAGTTGCCAGTCGAATTAAGAATTACGCCAGTGACTGCTGAGTTCATCGCCAATTTGCTGGCGTATGTGCCGATGTTCTTGATTAGCGTATTATAGCAGGCTGATAATGTAACCAACGCCGTATATGGACCAACGGCTGCGTTAGAAAGTGCAAAACCATCAACCGTATTACCGCTGCCGCCGGTGGTAAACTCCAGCGCGCTCATAGGGTTAGTACTGGTTGTCGTAGTGGTGATCGTGTGGTCGTAGTAATTCGTGTTATTAAACGTGCAACCTTGCGCGCCAATAAACAAAGCACGTCCACCAATAAGCGTGTTGTTTGTAAAGGTGCAATTTTTAGTCTGAGTCGCGGTAATAGCGCCTGTTGTAGCGTTAGCACGCAACGTCAACGAGCCATGAAGCACGTTGCTGAACGTTACACCTGTTACGTAATTTATTTGAGAAACGTAGTTTCCAGAAGCAGCTAGCGAGAAGCGCCAAAAACTAGAGTTTTGCACAGTGCCGCCGGCAAAACACGATGCGGCTCTCAGTGGGAAATTGATTTGCGCTTGAGTTGGACCAACAAGGCAATTATCAACGTCGAGTGCTGCGCTTATTTCTGACAGGACTAGTGTGTCCTTTATAGCGCAGCCTTTAATCTTGACTGAATAAGCCTGCGTGAAATTCATGTACCACTGAATTGCGCAACCGCGGAAGTCGAAGGCGCCGGCGTTGGTAGTGACGAATTCCTGACGTGTTGCTAGAGTAGCGTTCGGTAGTACACGTGGGCCTGAGCCGCTACCAGCAGTACGAGTGCAAGTAGTTAAGATGGTTGCAGGGATTCGGACTTTGCAACCTGTAGGTGGTAGATAAAAAACCCCGTTTGTACCGTCATTGCCAATAACGATGCCTGCAGTGGTTTGTTTAACCAGCTTCATTTCCGATGAAGTGCGGTGTGTTGCCAACGCTACAACACTGCCGACCTCGGTGTAGCGCTCATAGACGCCGGAACCTGCGGCTGTCTCGATCCAGACTCCTGGGAACGTGCCGGCGACAGTAGCTGTACATGGACAAGCGAGAGTTTGACCGCGAGTGCCGTTGGTAGTACCGATCTCGAACCACGCCTCGACAGTTTCTACAACACCCGTTCTTGGAACAGTAATTTGCGCAGTGTCAGCGCCGCGAACTTCGATCCAACCCTGAACGTCGACGCCAGAGCATGTAGCGGTAATGCCAGTCAGTGCGCCAGCTGCAAAATTTCCTCCGATTTTACTACCGATCTTGATAAATCCGGTAGCTGGCATCGCTAATCCAGGCGTAGTTGGTTCAGACAGCCAATTTGCCCAGACACCTAAACATACACCGCTTACGCCTCCTTGAGATATTGCGGCGCCATAATTTGGAACGTTTCCTGACCCAGCTGTATAAGCAACTACACGAACATTTGTTGGATCAAATCTGAGGGTTCCGCCTACGCCGGAAAAACTAACTGTGTCTAGACTGCCAAATGAACTACCATGGTTTGGACACGCGTAAGAATCAGATCTAACTATTAGTCTAGCTCGCTCGCTGATTGTATAAGTATCAAGCGTCGCGTTTGTACTGCCGCCAGTAAATGCGTCAAAAAAGTAGTCAGCGGCGGTGTTAGCGACGAATGCTGTCACAGAGCAGTATCCAACAAGATCGTAATACCAGATTCGTCGCTGTCGACCGTCAACCCTGTAATGTCGGCAGATACGTCATGAGTACGAACAAGTACCTCGGTCTCGCTTGGATAAGCAAGACTAAGTGTTTGTAATTCGCCAATCAGCTCTTGCAGTTTCATTTTACGCATCCGAAACAGACGATATCGTCGCTGAACCACCTGTCGAACCGAGTGTCCCTGTGGTTTTGGCTGGTTTAATCGAATTAGTGTAATTCGGACCTGTTCCGCTATATCGTGCTTCGACGAACAGTGTCTGGTTTGCTGATTGAACCGTATTGAACGACATAGATGCTCCGCCTGACACGCCATCAATATAGGCAATGTAGATATTAGCACCTACAGCCGCAGTATTTGTGGAGAAGTTGTGAGAAGCGATCGTGAATGTCTTCGTTCCAACGTTAACCGCTGAATAGGCGTGCGATGTATAGACTCCATTTGCACGCTGAATGCGAATCGTGCCGCTTGTTGGAGTATTCGCCGGAATTGCTTCATCAACTGTTACTAATGTAACTGCTGCTCCGTTCAAAAGGTTCGTATTCGAAAGTTGATCAACTTTTAAACCGCCAGCTCCATCTTCTGGGCCAACAAGAACGCGCCAATTCGGTTGAAGGCCGTTCACCGTGAAAGTAACGTTATTCGGTGGCTGACGCGTTGTTCCATCAAGCGCTGTGATCTTGTCATTAACAGCAAGATCAGCATACTCCAAAGAGAAACCGTAAGCGCCAACAAGCGAAGATCCGGTCGATGCGCCGCAGAACGGTGTTGACAGCGGCTTTTCAGCCGATGCAGCTGAAGTAGTAGCAGAGACTGCGCCCTGCGTAACAGTCATTGCGTTTGCAGGAGCGACGCCTGTCAGCAACTGAATGTACAGCTTGTGAGCAGTTGTGTCATTAGCCAGAATCTGACCTGTACCAGCTGTTGCGCCTGTGCCCCATGACAGCGGTGTTGCGCCGCCTTCAACAAACGTCCCACCGCTCGGCGTTCCGATATCGACCATGTGAGTAATACCGCGGAACCGCTCACCTGGAATACCGTAAAGAGTCGCCGTTTCACCGTTACGAGTGACATACTTCATCCGCTCGTAAAACTGGTTAATCGTGCAAGAGCCGCGATTCCATTTTGAATAATACTCTTCGTTGACAGAGTTAGCGTCAACATCGATGAGGTTGAAACCAGACGTGATGTTGTTAACAGTTGTAAATGGCGCTGATGTCAGATCGCCGATGACTGTCGCATTGTTCAAGTCGGTTGAGAACGTCAGAGGAACGACGTTAACGCCGCGACCTGTCGCAGGGATACGGAATTCAGAGAACGTCTTACCCCACTCGCGAGTAGTGAAGATCAGCGATGCGTTGTCGATATAGTTTCCAGCCGACTTGACCTTGACCATAAACCGCATCGCAACACCGTTAGCTGGATCTGGGTTAATGCCAGCGAACGATTCGCCATTCGGCGTGTTATTCCAGAACTTGTTCGACAGAACAGCGTTATTCTGGATAACGTTGACGATCACTCCGCGGTTAGCAACAACCGAAATACCGTCGTAAATCTCTTCGTTACCACTGACAGTCTGAATAATTGAGCCGCCGTAAATGAACTCAGACGCCGGTGTAGCGTACGCATCATCGAGATACGCATTGTTCAACAACTCGATAATCGTCGTAAACTTCTTGTCTGACGGATTCAGCTTGGTAATGTCCATGAGGTCATCGCCAGATGCCGATGCATCGTCAGCCAGGTCTTGCAACCAGCGGTGCAACTCATAAACAGACACATAGTTCGCTGTGGCTGAGCCATGTGCTCCGCCCAGATAGCGAATACCGCGATCAGCTTGAAACGACCATTTCGTTGCGTCGAGAGCCATGATTATCTACCTTAATATGAATAAGTTGTTCGGTCGTTCCAGACCTTGTCAAACAGTGCGGAGCCACCGGCCCACTTCTCAGAGATGTCCTCACCAACGAACACGATCTTCTTGATCCGCCAAACGGGCGAACTTAGCAACGACCCAGGAGCTGCTTCACCTCGATAAATCACGTCTGGCCCAACGAAGTCGATCTCTTTCTGAACCATCGGCATCTCTTCACCTCCAGGTGGACCGGGTGGCCCAGGAACACCAACCTCAATCTCTGTAACCTGTGGAGCCTGAACCTCTACGATAACAGTCTCAACAGTAGATACTTCGAACAACTCAAGCTGAGGCGACGCCTCAATGACAGTTTGAACCAGGGGTTGCGCTGCAATAACCTCAGTTGTCAATACCTCAACGACGTCGACATCAAGCGCCACGGCTGCCCTCAGCTATAACATGACAACGTCCGCGATACAATTTCCACGTGTCTGCTGCACCAGTCGGAGGCGTCATTTCCCAGTCATAGCTGACAGCTGTCTTCGGAATCGTCTTCGTATTCTCCGCTGAAATCTTCCGTGTAAGCAACCCGTTAGTCGTCCCAATAATTATCTCCGGGTCAACGCCTGTATCCTCGGCCGTATACACGACCGTTCCGTCAGAGCCCAGGATAATCATCTTCGAGTGATACCCTGTCAAGTCGATCGGGACGCCATTACTCTTCAGCACGAACTGGTCGTGCAACATACCGCCTTGCTCAATCGTAATATCACGAACAATTGCAGTCATCTGCGTCCCTTAAAAACAAACTTGCTTAAATAAAACTAATTATATACCTTAAGGGCCCACCGATGCTAAGAATTTAAGCAGGTCCAAGCAAGGCTCAGACAGCTACAAAACCGACGGAATACATAAGCTTCCTGCCTACGCCGCGCGTCGGGGCGTTGTTATTCTAGCTAAGTAGCTACAATCGTAGCATTTATAGCGCTCTGGTTTGCGCACTGAACGTAGTCTGATGAGTTACTTAATATGTAGCTTTAAGCTATTTTACTTGAAGTAGTTCAGTGCGCTATAAAATAGCTATATAAAACAAGTACTTAGGAATACAAGATAGTAATCTATATAAATGCGCTCTGAATCTCCAGGATCTGAAAAATTAGGGGCGAGGTGCGTCGTTAATCGTACCAGGATTTGCGTAATCCGTATATGAGCCAAGCACGATGCCACCAAGCCACCAAGCCACCAAGCCATCAAGTGCCAAGTGCCAAACACCATGCCACCAAGCCACTAAGCCACCAAGTGCCAAGCCACCAAGTGCCAAGCCA